AAAACGCTCGAAACGGTGGGCATAGCTAAGAGCTATGAAGATATAGTCTATTCTTCGAAAGAGGATTGGGGCATAGTAGAAGGGCTAGTATTCGATAATTGGGAAGAGCGAGTATTCGATGTAGAAGAAATAGCGAAACGGCCGAGTGTAAAGTCCGCATTTGGTATGGATTTTGGGTATGTCAACGACCCCAGTACATTATTTTGTGGGCTGGTGGATACGGTAGCCCGTGAAATATATGTATTCGATGAGATGTACCAAAAGGGTATGAGTAATGAAGATATCCTGACTAAAGTGACAGAAATGGGCTATGCCAAAGAACGGATACGTGCAGATAGTGCCGAACCCAAATCTATTGCCTATTTGCGTAAGCATGGCCTTAGGAATATACGGAGTGCAAAGAAAGGGGCTGATTCTATTCGTGCGGGTATATCTTTAATACAAGATTATAAGATTATCATTCATCCTAGATGTGTGAACTTCTTAACAGAAATAAATAGTTACACTTGGGACGTAGATAAATTCGATAATCGAATCAACAAGCCTATTGATGATTTTAACCATTTAATGGATGCCATGCGATACGCCATGGAAGATTTTGATGGGCGTAAGGGCGTTCGTATATTGAAATAAGGAAGGTGAAAGATTGGACATTGAATTAATTAAAAAGCTAATTAAAAAGCACATGCCTCGACATGGTGATGTAATTTCACAAATGATGGTATCTGAACGCTATTACATGGTAGATAACGATATCAACTATCTAAAAGAAAAACCCAAAAGCCAGGAAGAGGCACAACGAAAAGGCGACACGTTTAACCCTATGCATCAAGCAGATAATCGTATCGCCTATTCTTTTTACCCTTTGCTTGTGGATCAAAAAACCGCATACATGTTTACAGCTCCACCTATATTTGACGTTAAGAATGATGCATTAAACGATGCTATTCTTGAAGATTTAGGTGACGCTTACGAAAAGAAATGTAAAGATTTATGCGTTAAAGCTACAAATGGCGGTATCGCTTGGGTTCATTATTGGATAGATGAAGAGAAGAACTTTCAATGGGGCACCATTCCGGCAACTCAAATCGTGCCTGTATGGAATAATCATATCAATACTAAATTAGAGGGCGTGTTTAGGGTGTATGAAGACACAAACGAAGCAGGTGAAAACATCACGGTTTATGAATTTTGGAACGATAAAGAAGTACAAGCCTTCTCTATTCGAAGCGGTGATGTAGTAGACCAGCTCCAACCTTATTTAGCATTTGCAATGATTGACCCTACTGGTGCTATGGTTGAAGTCGATATTATGCCACATGATATGGGCGCAGTTCCTTTTATTCCGTTTGCTAACAATGCTACATATACGCCTGATTTAAACCGAATTAAGAAACTTATTGATGTGTATGACAAAACATACAGCGGTTTCTTAAATGATCTTGAGGATGTGCAAGAAGTTATATTTGTCCTGACTAATTATGGTGGCGAAGATTTAGCCGAGTTTTTAAATGGAATGAAGAAATATAAGGCAATTCAAATGGACTCTACTGGTCCTGATGATAAAAGCGGTATTTCTACATTAACGATTGATATTCCGATTGAAGCACGTAAAGAACTTCTTGCTATTACTCGTAAAGCTATCTTCGATATGGGGCAAGGTGTGGATCCACAGCAACAAGGCTTAGATGGAACAAGTGGCGAGGCAATGAAGTTCTTGTATACGTTGCTTGAATTAAAAGCTGGCATGATGGAAACAGAATTCCAGTTAGGATTTAATCAACTCATTCGTGCTATTTGTAAATTTCATGGTAATGACAAGATAACCATCAATCAAACATGGACTCGTACATCGGTTAAGAATGATAGTGATTTAGTTAACATGTGCTCTCAATCAATGGGAGTTGTTTCTAAACGCAGTATTCTCGCACATCACCCATTTGTTGAAGATGTAAACGAGGAACTTAAACAAATTGAAGCCGAAGAGGCGGAATCTAACAATGGTATTTATGATGATTGGCAACATGAACATCGTGACAATGGCTCTATAAACGACCATGATGACGATGATGAACACGGGGACCAATAGTCATATATATATATATAAATTTAATCTCTAGTAACTCGTGGCAGGTAAACCACGGTAAAAACCGGAAGGAGAAAACATATGACATTTAAGGAACTATTAGAAAAATTGGGTATCGCAGAGGATAAAATTGACGAAGCGACAAAACAATTTAAAGAATTTCTCGATGGTGAATATGTTCCGAAGTCGCGTTTTAACGAGGTTAACGCGGAAAAGAAAAACCTTGAAACTGCTGTTGCAGATCGTGATAAGCAGTTAAAGACATTAAAGGACAGTGAGGGTGATATTACAGCTCTTAAAGATAAAATCACTAAACTGCAAGCCGAAAATAAAGCTAATGCTTTAAAAGCGGAGCAAGATTTGAAGAATTTGAAAATATCTACTGCTGTTCAATTAGCAATCGGTGATACGGCTCAGGACGCTGAACTCGTAGCTAACTTGATTGATAAGTCTAAACTCATTCTTGGTGAAGATGGCAAAGTAACTGGCTTAAATGAACAATTGAAGGAATTAAAAACAAATAAAGCATTCTTGTTCAAACCTGAAGGCGACCCTAAATTCAAATATGACCCTAATAAAGGAAGCGGTACGCCTACAAATAACCCATTCTCTAAAGAACATTACAATCTAACGCAACAAGCAGAACTATTCTCTAAAGACCCTGTGCGAGCTAAACAATTAGCAAGTGAAGCAGGTGTCGAGATTAATTTTTAACCATGGGAGGTAACTAATGGGAACAACTTTACAAGACATCATTAATCCTACGCCGTTTTTTGCGAATTATGTAGTCAATCGTACGGCTCAATTATCTGCAATTTTCCAATCTGGAATTATCACTCGCGATTCTCGCTTTGACAAATTAGCAAGCGAACCTGCACAAGTTCACAATATGCCGTTTTTCAACGACTTAACTGGAGATTCTGAAGATGTAGTGGAAGGGCAAGACTTAACGGCAGATAAAATTACATCTAACCAGGATACATCTACTACTATTCGTCGTGCTAAAATGTGGAGCTCTACTGACTTAGCTGCACAATTGGCAGGTACAGACCCAATGAAAGCGATTGGTGATTTGGCAGCAGGATTCTGGGCTCGCGACCATCAAAAAGAGTTGTTGAATATTCTTGATGGTGTGTTCGCTTCTACTAGTATGACAGATCATATCCTTGATATTTCTGTGAAAGAAGGTAAAGCAGGAAACTTCTCAGGGGAGGCTTTCATTGATGCAATGCAACTTATGGGGGACGCACGAAACTCCTTAACAGCAGTAGTGATGCACTCTGCTACAAAGTCTTATTTGGATAAATTGAATTTAATCCAAACAATTCGTCAATCTGATGCGTTATCTTTTGATACATACATGGGTCGCCGTGTTATCGTGGATGATAGTTGCCCTGTTGAAACAGATAAATACACAACATACTTATTTGGCGAGGGTGCAATTGCCTATGGGGTAGGTAATCCAGTGGGCTTAAAACAAGCGGCAGTTGATCGTGATGAAAAGAAAGGCTCTGGTATTGATTACTTAATCATGCGTAAAGCGTTTATTATGCATCCACGTGGAGTAGCATGGCAAAACAAATCCCGTGCACATGCAGAGTCTGTATCTCGTACAGAGTTAAAAGATGCTAAAAACTGGAAACGTGTATACGAGCCTAAACAAATTCGCATCGTTAAATTCGTACACAAATTAGGTTAGGACTATGGGCGCTGAATCATATTGGGCAAAGCGCAGTATCGAACGAGAGGAAGAATGGAATAAAAAGAGCCGTGAAACGATCGAAAAAGAGCTGACATCCCAATATGAGAGGTCAGCGATACGCATCCAGGGGAATATAGAAAAGTTGTACGGTAAGTTTGCTAGAGATAACGGCTTAAGTAAGGAAGAGGCTAGAAAGCTGATTACTGGCACAGAATATAGGACTTGGCGAAAAGATATTGAAGAATATGTGAAGGAATACAAAGAAACAGGCAATCCAAAAACATTACTAGAACTCAATACTCTTGCTATGAGGTCCCGTATATCTAGACTAGATAAGCTGTATAGTGAAACGCTCATTGAGCTAGATAAGCTAGGTCAGCATGCAGATAGGGCGGTAACAAGGTTTCTGAAAGAGGCGTATAAAGACAACCGCTTACATTCTGCATATGAACTCGCTAAACGTGGCAATGGGCCCTTGCAAGTTGCTGTAGATAGTAAACGTATGCAAGATGTGCTAAGGACCCCTTGGAGCGGTAAAAACTATAGTGAACGGATATGGAAGAACTCCGATAAGCTCGCCAAAACAATACAAGCTACTATTGTGAATGGCGTGCATCGGGGTGTATCTGTTAATACGCTAGCCAAAGAAGTACAAAAACGAATGGAAGTAGGCAAAAGCGATGCTGTTCGATTGGTTCGGACGGAACTCAACTATATTCATAATCAAGCTACTCTTGACTCATTACGAGAGGCTAAGATGGGGTATTTTCAATTTATTGCAACCCTGG